TGTTGTGAAGCTTTCTTTCAACCCTAACGGTGCAGAACGTGATGCTCTTTACCAGAAACGAGTTAACCCAATTGTTAGCTTCCGTGGTCAAGGCACACTTCTTTACGGTGACAAAACAGCTCTATCTCGTCCATCTGCATTCGACCGAATCAATGTTCGTCGTTTGTTCATTGTACTTGAGAAAGCAATTGCAACTGCCGCTAAGTACCAGTTGTTCGAGTTCAACGATGATCTAACTCGCCGTATCTTTGTTAACGCAGTGGAACCATTCCTTGCGGACATCAAGACCCGTCGCGGTGTTTACGATTTCAAAGTCGTTTGTGATGAAAGCAATAACACCGGCGAAGTTATTGATAGTAACCGATTTGTGGCTGACATTTACATCAAGCCAACTCGTTCAATCAACTTTATCACACTAAACTTCGTTGCTGTTCGCAGTGGCGTAGCATTTAACGAAGTAGTAGGAGCATAATACAATGTCAACTATGAGAATTGATGACTTTAAAACAGCGCTAGCCCAAGGCGGCGCTCGTTCTAACCTCTTCAAAGTAACGGTCTTTTGGCCTAACGGAACTATTGAAGGTGATGCAAACACTGTTGTTGGTGGTGACGCTCTTACATCTTTCATGATTAAGACAGCAGCTTTGCCTGGTTCTTCAATCGCATCTATTCCAGTACCATTCCGTGGTCGTCAGTTGAAGGTAACTGGCGATCGTGATTTTGCCGACTGGAACGTTCAGGTTATCAACGATAACAACTTTGCTGTTCGTAACGCATTTGAAAGATGGCATGATGCTATCAACGGTGCAGTAACTAACGTATCAGGCGGTGGCATTGATGTTACTCGTTTTGATAGTTATGTTGGTAACTTAGAGATTGAACAACTTGGTCGTGACGGAACTCCGATTAAGCGCTACCGTTTGATCGGCGCTTGGCCTACTGAAGTTGCACCAATCGATGTATCTTACGATGCTGGTGATATTGAAGAGTTCAGTGTGAACTTTACTTATCAGTGGTTTGAAACTGATACAACATTTGAACCTTCAGGTGGTAGCTTCGTAACTCCTCCAAGCTTTAGCGCATAACATTTTCTCAAATAAATACAACAATAGTTATTTACATAAAGGGAAAATGATATGGCTAAACAAACTGAGGAACTCTTTGGCTTCTCCATAGAGCCTCCGAAGAAAGATAAGCCTGTTGCGTCACCCGTACCATCACAATTAGATGATGGTACGGAACTACCTGTTGGTGCTCGTATTGGTTACATGTATGAAGGTGACCAAAAGGCCCGCACTGAACAGAATCTTATCGCCCAGTACAGAGATGTTGCACTCTATCCAGAAGCTGATAATGCCATTGATGATATCGTTAATGAAGCATTTACGGTTTCTTTTGAGCGCCCATCTGTTTCTATTCGTTTGGATCTTCTTGAGATCAACGATAGAATCAAAAAGGTTATTCGTGAAGAGTTCAAAAACGCATTACACTTACTAAAGTTTCAGAAGAAGTCTTACGACATCTTCCGTCAGTGGTATGTTGACGGTCGTCTGTACTATCAAGTAATCATTGATGAGAAAGATCCTCGAAGAGGAATCGTAGAACTTCGTACAATGGATGCGCTAAAAACAAAGCGAACCGTTCGTCCTGAATACAAAAAGGATGAGCGTACTCAGGTTCCTATGCTTGTAAAAGTTGATGAGTATTTTGAATACACATACGACAAGAATGAGCGTAACGGTGTAAAACTTTCTAAAGATTCAGTTATCTTTTGCCCTTCTGGTGTAGTTGATAGAAACCGTGCAATGATTATTGGTTACTTGGATAAGGCTATCAAGCCATTCAATAACTTGCGTTCCATGGAAGATGCTCTGATTGTTTATCGTATTGCTCGTGCTCCTGAGCGCCGTATTTTCTATGTTGATGTAGGTGAGATGCCTAAGATCAAAGCAGAACAATACATGCGTGACATGATGAACCGTTACCGTAACAAGATTGACTACAATCCTAACACTGGTGAAATCCGTGATGGTCGTAAGTTTATGTCAATGCTTGAAGATTTCTGGTTACCACGTAGAGCTGGCTCGCAAGGTACTCAGATTGATACTCTACCAGGTGGTACTAACTTATCTGATCTTGAGGATGTTCAATACTTCAAGGATAAACTTTACCAATCTTTGAACGTTCCTATTTCTCGTATGAACCAAGGCGAAGCTTATCAGCTTGGCCGTTCTGCAGATATTGGTCGCGATGAAGTGAAGTTCTCTAAGTTTATTAGTCGTCTTCGTCGTCAGTTCTCTGAGTTATTCAACGAGATTCTACGTGTTCAACTTATTCTCAAAGGTGTCTGTACTGCTAAAGAGTTTGAAGAGATGCGTCAGTACATTGGTTATGACTTCCTTCAGGATACATACTTTGAAGAACTCAAAGCAGTTGAAGTTATGAATGATCAGTTGTCAGCACTTGCTCAAGCACATCCATTTGTTGGTCAGTACTTCTCAATGAAACAACTTCGTAAGACTCTGCTTGGTCAGACTGAAGAAGACATGGCGCGTATTGACGCTGAGATTATGGAAGAGATCGAACAGGGTATTGTTCTTGGTCAAGAGCAAATGATGAATGGCGGACAGTTCGAACAGCCTGAAGACGAACCAGAAATGCCAGAAGAACAGCCGGTTCAAGAATCAAATCAGTTGACCGAAATAAATAAAACTGATGAAGAATATCAGAAAATAATGGAAACTATTCGTGCCGAACTCAATCAATAATGACGATCTCAAAACCCTGATAGAATACGTCAAGGTAAATGATGATCGAGTAAAAACAGAACTGACTGAAACTGTACAGCTTCTAGAGGATAGAATCCAAGAAGCTGTTTCTCAACGTTTGTACGAAAGTGTTTTAGATCACATCAAAGATAACCCTGAATACCGTGGTCCTATGGGTTACTCTGGTAAGGATGGTGCTGACGGTGAAATGGGTCCTATTGGCGAACAAGGTCCAATGGGTCGTATGGGTCCTATCCCTCACATTGATATTGATTCACAGAATGGTCGTATTCGTTTTCAGACTGGTTTGAATGAATCAACTGGAATGGCCCAGTTTTCTGAGTGGGTAAATATCAAAGGCGAAAAGGGCGATACTCTTACTTGGCATGACCTTACAGAATCTCAACGTGATCAGCTTCGTGGACCTCAGGGTTTCCAAGGTCAGAAAGGTGACCCTGGTACATTCCCTAAGTTTCAGGTTATTCCAGAAGAGTTCAAAATCCGTTGGCAAGTTTCAGAAGATGTTGAAAGCCCATGGGGTGATTGGTTAGATTTACCACAAGGTCCTCAGGGTATTCAAGGTCCTATTGGTGAAGCATTCACTTATGAGATGTTCACAGAAGAACAACTCACAGGTCTTGTTGGTCCTCAGGGTCCTCAAGGCGAAAAGGGTGACAAAGGTGATAAAGGCGACACAGGTGATAAGGGTGAAGACTCTAAAGCTGACGATGTTGCAAAAGTTCTTCTGTCCGATCCATCTTTTAGAACATCTGTAAAAGGTGAGAAAGGCGACAAGGGCGACAAGGGCGATGCTGGTAAAGACGGTAAAGATGCTACACCTGAAGAAGTTGCTGCTACCCTAAAGAAAGATAACGTATTTAGAGAAGCTGTTCGTGGAGAGAAAGGTGATCCTGGTAAGGACGCTGACATGGACAAGGTTCTTGGTGAAGTCGCTGGCATTGAGAAGAAACTTGTAAAAACTCACAAAGAGTTTGAAGTCAAGTCTAAACAGAACCTCAATAATGACTTTGAAAAAGTAAAGAACGATCTTATTAGTAAGATTGATAATGTTCGCTTCACACGTTTGAACGAACTTTTGATTCCAACACAGGCATTCAACGTTGCCGGCGATCCAACTGGTTCTGAAGTAGTTCAAGAGGTTGGTCCTTTTGATGACTACTTTGACATCGTCGATGGTGCACCTGTTTACATTGATAACCCAATCAAGGCCTCTCTTCGTGGAGAGGTTTACGATCCAGACAGCTACATCATTTACGCTGATGCTTCTGATGTAGTGAGTGTTGCAGATGGTATTATCTTCAAAGGCACTGGTCGTTACGCTTACATCTACCGTAT